CCCCCCCCGTACCCCCCAACAGCACCAAATCGCCAACCCATAAAGATTTTCTAAAAATCAGGAGCGTCACATGGCCACGCCTACCCCGCAGGAAAATCCGTTCATCGTCCTAGCCCGTCGGTACATGCACGACCCCGTTGCCTTCGTCACTGAGGTCGTTGGCATAAGGCCTGACCCTTGGCAGGAGGAGCTGCTTGACAGCATAGAAGCCCCAGCGATCAGGCGTATCAGCGTCCGGTCGGGCCACGGCGTCGGCAAGTCCACTGGCTTGGCGATGGCGGCGCTTTGGTTTGTGTTGAACCGTCGTCCGTGCAAGGTGGTGGTTACGGCACCGACGAGCAGTCAGTTGTTCGACGCCATGTTTGCCGAGATGAAGGCGTTGGCGAACCGTTTGAAGCCGCCGTATGACCAGTTGTTGGAGATTAAGTCGGACCGGATTGAGTTGAAGAGCAGTCCTGAGAGTTCGTTTATTTCGTGTCGGACGAGCCGCGCCGAGCAGCCGGAGGCTTTGGCTGGGGTTCACAGTGAGAATGTGCTTTTGATTGCCGACGAGGCGAGTGGTATTCCGGAGGCGGTGTTTGAGGCGGCGAGTGGCTCAATGTCTGGTCATAATGCCACGACGGTTTTGTGCGGAAACCCGACGAGGAACACGGGTTTCTTCTATGACACGCATAATCGTCTGAAGGATGACTGGCATACGATGCATGTGAGCTGCGTTGACAGCCCGCGCGTGAGTGATGACTTCGTTGAGGACATGAAGCGTCGGTATGGCGAGGACAGCCCTGCCTTTCATGTCAGGGTTCTCGGCAATTTCCCCCCGAGCGAGGAGGATACGGTTATTCCGGTTGCCTTGATTGACTACGCGATGAAGAGCGACATCAAGGTTCACGAGGACACGGCGGCGATTTGGGGTTTGGACGTGGCGCGTCAGGGCGGCGACAGCAGTGTATTGGCCAAGCGTCAGGGGGCTGTGATCCACCCGTTGACGGTGTGGCGGAACCTCGACCTGATGCAGCTTTCGGGGGCTGTGAAGGCTGAGTATGACGCGTTGCGGCCCAACTCTCGGCCTGTTGAGATTATTGTGGACAGCAATGGGTTTGGGGCTGGCGTTCTGGATCGACTGAGGGAGCTGGGGCTGCCGGCTCGTGGTTTGAATGTGTCTGAGCGGGCTGTGAGCAAGGACACGTATATTAATTTGCGTGCCGAGTTGTGGTTTAAGGCGAAGGCGTGGCTTGAGGGGATGGACGTGCGTCTTCCGCATGATGACTTGCTGTGGTCTGAGCTGGCTGCTCCGCGTTATTTCTTTACGTCGGCTGGTAAGATACAGGTTGAGAGTAAGGAGGTGATGAAGAAGCGCGGCGTTCCGTCGCCGGATAGGGCTGACGCCGTGTGCTTGACGCTGGCGAATGACTTCACGACGATGGCGTTCGGCGTTGCGGCGGCTGGCTCGTGGTCTACGCCGTTGAAGCGGAATATCAGGGGGATTGTGTAGCCGCACTTTCGCAAAGTCGGCTCCGCGTGTAGTATGTGATCACATAATTGCAATTTTGTGATCACATAGGGGGCTACAGATGGCTGACGGCTACGGCTACATAGACAGCACTGGGCAGAGGGTCAGCGCCCTCCGGGACATGTTTGACGGCGGAGGAGCGGGTCGCAGCGGAGACGCCTTTCGTGACGGCGGCGCGATTTCGGCTTTGGGCAATGCCCTGAAGATCAGGCCGCTGGGATCGACAGCGCCGCGTGAGGACATTGGCTTCCGTGGCCGCATGGGAAGCCGAGAGTATTTTCGAGATATGTTTGACGGCGGCGGAGCGGGTCGTAGCAGCGCTGCTGGCTTCGCGGATGGGCCGTACAGCGGCTTGGCGAATAATTTGATGACTTTGGGGCTTTTGCGCCCGATTGGCGCTCAGAGGGCTGATCGGATGGCTCCGATGCGTCCGATGGTTCCCGACATGCCTCTATCGGACTTTGGCAGCCAGTCGATTGTCCGGCGTCCTGCGCCGTCTGCGACGGAGCTGTATGGCAGCGACGTGAATGTCGGCGGTTCTGGGGCTGGCGACGGTTCCGGTGGCGGCTTTTACCGCATCCAGTCGCCGCCTACAGTGACTTCCAGCCGTATTCCGCCGACCTACGGCTCGGCGGCTCGTTTTTCGGAGCCACTTTCATCGCCGCAGTATGCGCGAGACATGACGCCTCTCGGTGCTGCCAATGCGTTTGGCGGCGTGGCGGCAAAAAACCCTAATTTCGATCCGGCGATGATCATGCGGGCGCTCCGTCTGTATCACGGTCGAAGCGGCTTCTGATGCCAAAAGACCCGCGCATATCGAAGCTCGGCGTCTCCGGCTACAA